GTTAGCCTGATTTGCTGTGTAAATTTTACGATATAAATCACGACCTGGTGAAATACCAGCAGCCTTAGTGTCAAAAATAATCTGAGCAAATTGTTTTTGATTATCAAAAGCATTTGTAATAGCGTTAAGAATTTTTGGGTCTGGCTTACCATAGGCTTCAATAATTTCGCCAGGAGTTTTACCAGATAATAAACCTTTTGCTACAAGAACATTTTCTTTGCCATAACGTGCTTCAACAGCCTGCAATGCTCCTTTGTCCCAAGCATCGCGACCATTGTATGCATCATCCCAAACAGTGCCTTTAAATGGTTTATTTATTGCAAGATTAGCAGCAGCAATAGCGGGTCCAGCAGGACCACCAAAAGCAACCAAACCACCAGTTACTGCAATAGGAGCCAATGCTGGGTCAGCGCCTTGGTAAATTTGTCGTCCTGCAACATAAGGAGTATTAATAGTTTTACCCCATGCAATAGCACTTTGAAGCGTTCCAATAATTGGACTTCCACCAAATTTAAGTGCTTTGTCAGCAATTCCAAGACTACGTTGAAGTAGACTTGGGTCTTCTTTAGTAAACTTAGCGGTTGGGTAAAGAGCCTTAATATTTGCTTGGGCTTCTTCTGTTAAGGCTTGAAACTCACGCTTAGCATCATCTGCTTTAAGAGCACGAAGTTCTTTTGCTTTTTTAACAGTGTAAGCCAACTGTTCAACGGCAAGTCTTTGCTGAGGTGAAAGGTTAGCATTATTTGCAGCATTATAAACAGCAGGATTAACTTCTCCTACAACTGGATTTATGCGGGCCATTAGTACCCATATTCAGCAAGGGTTGAATAAATAAGTTCGGCTTCTCCAGTTGGGTCAAACTGTGCAATCTTACGCATAGTTACAGAAAGAGGTTCTGTTGTAGTAGGAAGATTCATTACTTCACTTCCTGGTCCTTCACCAATATCTACACCAGAGGAGATAGGTTCATTAGGACGTGTAGTAGGAGCCATTAACTCTGTTGGCATTTCCATCTGAACTAACCCTGAATTACTCATAGCGTTAGCGCCCATGCTGTTGCCAGCCATTGGTGCTGCTACTTGGTTTGAGTAGGTTTGCTGTCCTTGTCCGTATGGAAGTCCTGAGATGTATCTTGCGCCTTGTGTTGGTCCCCCGTCAGTGCGCTGAGAAAGAGCGCCAGGACCTGATACTGCTGCTGGGTTAAACGGTGCACGATAGCCACCACGACCTTCTGGTGCAGTTGTCATTACTCATCTCCTTCGTCTTCCAATTCATCATCTGAAATTTCTGCTGGTTGGCCAAAGGAATCTTTATTGTATTCTTTAGCCAGACGCATCATGCCTTCGGCATTCCAGGGTGTCATTGCTTCTGACACTTCCGTATGCAAGTAACGAGTTCCATCATAGTCTGCCCATTCTGTAATTATTAACCAGTTAGCGCAGATAAAGTTAGCCCCATCAGGGTCTTCCTCTATTAGAACTCTTAATGCTTGCTCTATTTTCTCCCTGAATCTCTCACTCATTTTGCGTACTGAATCTTTGTAATAATTGGTGCACTTGTATGAATATCCCACATGCACGCTACTTCAATGGCTCTGCGAATTATTTTTTCCGCTTGTTCTGGAGTTTTCGCTTTATCAATATGTAAAGCCTCCATAACTCCCAAAGCAACATCGCCACCGCTCCCACCATAATAAATACCACGGATATCACGGTCCCAAGAATAATCTTCAAAGATAGGATAAATAACTCCATGTATGCTGATAATAAAATCTGAATCCTGCGCTGCTGCATCGCCATCTTCTTTCATGTCGTAACCTGCATCAATAAATATTTTACGCATAGCAGGTATAAACTTTTGTGTTACAAACAAATCTAAGTTTTCTAACTTAGTTGGCTTGGGTGGTTTCCATCCAAACTGTAAAATATTAGAACCACGGCTAGCACCAGAACCTGCAATTAAGTATCCGTTGTTTTCAATAATCTTATGAGTAGCAATCGTCATAGGACGACCACTATCATCAGATGCTCTTGAATCGCAGCCGATTACAGACCAGCCATCTCCTTGATAAGCAGCAAGTGTTGTCATTGTCCCCTACCTAGTTATCTTTGAGTTACGGTTCTTGCCGAAGCGTTTGCCGTCCCGCCCATTGTTAGGCTGGAAAGTAAACTTTGTAATCCTTGCGGAGGTTGAGCGCCACCTGCTGGAGGAGCGGCGGGAGCAGGGGACGGTTGCTCAACCATAGGTGCTTCCCCAGCAGGTGGTAATTCTGGAGCGAACACGTCATTGATTGCGTCCTCAATCTGAGTGCCCTTCTGGCGCATACGGATAACTTCTGCAATCTTCTTAACGATTGTAGTTGGGTCTCCGCCATTAGCAATAAGTTGTGGAATAGCCTGTGCTGAAGCATTCAAAGATGAAATAAGAGCATTACGCATTTCTTCAACTTCAATCTTTTCCTGCTCTTGAGTTACGTTAACTCCGAATGGCAATTCACGCTGCGCTAAATCCTTAGAGATTAATTTACCACCAAGGGCTTGCAGCATAAAAATAAGTCCCTGTGCTGGGTTAAGACCAGCCAGCATTCCATAACGAACATCAGCGGAGTAGTCTCCCTTAATGTCCTTTGATGGCAAATACTCAATTGCATAAGGGCTACCAGAATCAATACCACGAATTGCTTTTTGTTCATTAAAGATTTTTTCATCTACTTCAAAGCAAAGTGAAATTACACTCTTAAGTGCAGATGCAAAGATAGCCTGCGCTGATTTAACTTGTGTGTCAAATCCACCCATAAGGGCTTGAACGCCTTGACCAGTAATAATTGAAGCATCAATATTTCCAGTACGTGATTCAGGATAGCGTGTTCCAGTACGCAGTTCGTTTTGTAGAACTGCTTGCTCATTAAACAATGAGCCAGATACTGGTAGTTCAACTCGGCGAACACCTGCTGGGTTCTTAGTACGGATAACTCCGTCTCCGCCGAATTGGAACTCGTTCACATCGTCAGGGACAATCAGTGGTGCTTGCACGGCCTTCTCTGTTGCTTCCATCGCAAGTAATGCGAATCTATTGCGAAGCAACTGAATGCCGAGTACATCATCAAACTGTCCACGCATCTCACCATCAACGGTTGGTCGCTTTGCGACTACAACCATCATCTTGCCAATAGGATTCTTAGCACGAGAGATAACTAGGTTCTGACGGTCTGGAACAAAAATAATAGATTGATACTGGTCGTAGTAACGAACAATCTCAACTCTATTATTCATGTCTTGGTCATATCCGTCACGACCAAGTAAAACGTCAGCATGCTCTGGGAATTGAGAAATCAATTCAGCCAGTGGCATAGCATAACGCTTAGCAAAAGCAACGCAGCGTCCGTAGCGGTCAAACTCAGGATACGCCCCGACAGGACTTTCTACGCGAATACGCGGCAACTTTGCTTCAGTGTCCAGTTCAATAATGAACGGAACAAACCCAAATGTAATGTACCAGTCAGCACCTGTGTACATTTGTACTTGCAACTCAGAATTATAAAGATAGTTAGCAGCAATGCGGGTGCGATTATCTGCTGCTTTACGAGCACGGTCTTTAGTTTGGCTAACTACTGAGCAGTTAACTGCTGGTAGTGGAGCCATAACTTCAGATAGGTCACGGGCTACAATGTCAACAAAGTTAGCAACTACGTTAGCCTCTACACCTTCTGGAAAAAACTCAGGGTATACGTTAGAAATTAAACCTTGACGAACTAGTAGTACATCTTGATGGCGACTATCGCGCTCACGGCTGCGGTCTTTTAAAGACGCAACACGTGCAAAAATTTGCTTATCAGTTAGCATTACTTAGTTTTCTTTCCTCGTGTAGGAGAACTCTTACGTATATTTTTACGTGGAGTTTTACCACGCTCTGCGTCTCTAATCTTTTTCAAGCCTTCAGCAAGACGGCGTTCTATCTCTCTATAGGCTTGACGTTCTGATTTACTTAATTCAGCGAATGCAGCAGTCTCACTTTTTGGTGGACGTTCAGGATTAATCCTTGGTGTGCGTGACTCAATGGTTGGTTGACGCGGAACAAGAGTATTTCTTGGGTCTTCTCCAGCATTACGCAAAGCCGCTTTACGAGATGCATCTATTTGTCTATCTTTTGGATTTACTTTTTTAAGTCGTTCGCCTTTAGCAAGCAAACGCTTTCGCGCTGCTTCAGCACGTTTCATTTCTTCACGTATTGCTTTAAGTTCACGCTTTAGTGCTGCTCTTGCTTCTCCTGGTCGTGCTGTTCTTGCTGGAGTAACAGGCTTACCTGAAGGACGCGTAGTATTAGTACGAGCCGCTTTTGAAGCACCGCGTTGTGCAATAACATCTGCTGGTGTAACACGTTCTTTTTGTACTGACCGAGTTACAGTTCTAGTGTCAGGCTTTTTTCTATAGAGATTATAAATCTCTTTAGCAGGGTCTACCTTTGGAGGCCGAACAGAACCAGTGCTACCTCTGCGTTCTACTACACGCTTAGGTGGATTAGCAACATCTGGTCTACGACTAGCGCGACCTAGTTTAGGTGCGCCAGTTTGCATCTCAGTTCGTATAAGTTCTTTAATATCTTTTTGAGTAACCTTTTTTGCAGCAGCCTGCATAAGACGCTTCTTTGCTGCATTTGATACGGCAGCACGGGATATTGCATCCAATATTGCTTTTGCTAGCGGTGCTGCCATTTTTACTCCTTACTTAAAGTTATTACTTCTTACCCTTTGCTGCTTTTTTTGCTGCTTGCTTCTTCAACCTAGGAGTATTTGCAACTCGTCCCGACTTTGAAACAACGTTTTCTGTTAACTTAACTGCACCTCTAAAGTTTGGAACTTCTCGTGTAGAGCGTCTTGAACTTACAAGTTGTTTAATTTCATCAGCAGTCATATAGTAATCACCATAATACTTCTTGCCGTCTTTAGTTACCTTGACATCTTCCATCATTTTCTTAACTGCTGCACGACCAGTAGTATCTGGCACGTAACCCTTAGGAGCCATTGATGGACCTTGTGCTGCCTTTAGTCCCTTTTTGTTTGCTTTAGCAGCCTTTGCTTCTGCAGCCTTCTTCTTCATTGCTGCTGAAGTTGCTGCGCCAGCCTTCTTACCTTTAACGGTTGATACGATTGCTTTTCCGATAATTCTTTTTAACGCCATTTTATTTTTCCTTACTTTTTCTTTTTCTTAGAAGCAACTACTGCTGCTCCAGCGCCACCCGCTGCGGCACCTGCTACTGCTGTTTTCTTAACAACTCTTGTTGTTTTAGACTGAGTTGCTTTTTTCATACCTTTTACTTCGCGCTTTGCTTGACGATAAGCAGCAGCATACGCCTTTGCTTTTTCTTCTTGACGAATAGCATTTAACCTATCCAACTGATTAAGAGTCATATTGTCAGGAACACCTTTGCGTAATCCGCCTAATGATGGAGTACTTAATGCGGGCATGCCCTTAACTTCTACTCCACCAAAACCTTTATCAAGACCCATTCTTTTTTTGAATGCGTTTGACTCACCAACGGTTGTTGAACCATAAGAACCCTTTTTGCTGCTTTGCTTAGCAATTCGCTTAGTTGTTTTAGCAAGTTGCTTAGTGCCTTGCTTCATACGCTTGGCTTGCTTAATGGTCATGTTGGGCGTGTTCTTCAAATCTACAGAACGTGCAATGATTTCTTTGTCTTTTGTAGCACGTGCAGATGTTGCCTTTTTGACAACCTTAGTTGCACCCTTAATAATTTTAATTGGATTTGCCATTGTATTAAAACATCTTTCTTTTACGCGGTGTCACCTTTTTAGTGGTGGTAGAAGCCTTAACTGCTTTAGTAGACTTAACAACTTTCTTTACAGCCTTGCCTGTAGCCTTTGCAATCTTTCCATAAGGAACTAAATACATGGCAACATCGGTTGCATTCTGAGGCATAATCCACTCATTAGAAAACTTTGCCGCTTTACCAGCAGCACCCTTAAGAGGCTTTTGCTTTTTAATTAACGGCAACTCAGTGCGATTAGAAGTCTTAGCCATGTTAGTCCTTATCCGAATTGTTCTTGCCACTGTTCTTGCAGTGCAAGGTCTAGGTTTACTGTTCCGCGTTTTGCTAGTTGTGCACGGGTTGCCCAACGATTATCTGCGTATCGTGAGATAACTGTGCTTTGTTGCATCAACTCACGGCAGCGTAGGAACGCAAACCACATGGCCATTACGCAGTCAGTCTTTCCTTTGGTTTCAGGCTTCCACGTAATCAGTTGTTGAATTAACGCCTTCACCCCTTCTGAACCTTCAGAGGAGGGAAATTCAATTGTGTTGTTCTTTTGGAATACTCCATCGTGCATAGTGCCCATCATCGTTGACATAGATGCAACACCATGGGAGGTATCCCACTTGTTCTTTTGTGTAAAGTGCGGCTTCAAACTACAGCCGTATTGCGACAGCCATTGACGCAAATCGGTATCAAGTTCATAGGCTTTCTGGTGTGCATTAATCTCAACACGCAACTCATTAGGGTTGTACTTGATAACAAATTCTTCAATCATCCCACGAATCTTTTGCGGTGTTGGGTCGGACATGTTCTCACAGTCCAGCACATACATCTTTCCGTCTATTCGGTTATAGGTCATCGCTACAAATGCAGCATGGCCTCTGCCCATAGCAGGGTCAAATCCAACAACTGTATAACCTTCGACACTGTTCGGATGTCCCACCGCGCCTGGTTTTAACGGACCTCGCCTACGTGTACCTTTGATACAAGCCTGAACCAGGGCGGGTGGGAAGATGGAATCTTCTTCGACATCCTCTTGCTGATAAACCAAAGCCCAAGTGCTAGGGGTTACTTCGCCACGGCGCTTGAACAAAGATGGTCCGTCCCACTTAGGAAATAGCCCTTGCTCATCGGGTAGTTCGTCCTCGTCTCCATCCCATGGATGGTCAGACTTAGGCCAAAGAGTTACCCAGTCTTCTGGCTTCTTCCTAAACTCCAATACCGCAGGCATTGCCATGTAAGTAAAAGGGCACTTACCATTAGACCAATGCTTAGGGTTACGGAGTTCCTTG